TCGCCGGCCTTCTCGCGCGCCTCGTTCAACGTAATGATGTCGCCGTTGTACAACAGGTTGGCCACCGTGGCCTGTTGCTGCGGGTCGCCGGCGGTGACGTTGAACGTGAACTTCAGGTCGTCCCAGCTGCACAGCTTCCAGGCAAAGTGCTGCGTAAAGGCGTCTTCGAGTAGTCCGATCACCGGCACCACCGCATCCGCAAATTCCTCAGACTGCATAACCTCGCTGGTATTGCCGTGTATGGCCACCTTGCCGTTGCGCCGGCTGACGAACAGGTGGTGCGGCGGTATGTCAAAGCAGTACACACGGCCCAGGTACTCTTCCGTGGTGATGTGCTGCACGATGGTCGCGGTGCGGCCCAGCGCAATCTGCACGTGGTAGTGGCCCTTGGCGGTGTGCACTACGGCAGCGCGGTGGCCCAGCTCCAACGCCAGGCGCTGCACGTCGTCCGCCAGGGCCTGGCACATGGTGGCGTAATACCCGTTGCGTGCCTGCCGCTGGTGCGCCACCATGCCACCGTCCGGTGCGTACCAGCAGCCGTCGCCAGCCATCAACGCCTCCAGCACCACGGCCTTGTAGTCCTGCGACAGGTTCCACACAAACTCCGGGATGCGTCGGTCGTCTTGCCGCCCGCCCATGTGCGCCCGTACCCACAGCGCCAGCGGCTTGCTGCCCACTTGCCACCGCACCCCGGCGGCACTCATGGGGCCAAAGGTCGTCGTCCGCTGCGGGCGGTCGTACCGGGTAAGGCCCACCGCCGCGTTCACCGCGTCCATCCATTCCAGGTGCGGGCTGGTGGCCAGCTGACTCATGCTCACATAATAGTGCCGTCCCGCCGGGGCGGTAACGCTGCCCTCACTCAACCAAAAGCCCACCCACGCGCACCACGCCTGTAGGTCCACGGTCAGGGGCGGGTAGTCTGGGCTGCCAGGCCGGTGGCTGGCACACCCCGGCACGGTAAACGTAGCCGCAGCGTCCCCCGGTGCGGCACAGGCCGCTACGCCATGCCGTGGCGCGGTACGGCAGTGCACCTGTCCCTTGTAATGCAGCGCCCACGTGGCGGGCTGTATGCCCCACGTGCCCGTATCCGTAGTGACCCAGCAGCGGTGATCCGGCGTACACAGAAAGTCGTACTTGGTGCTGCTAAAGTGCACCATCGGGCCGCTGTACGGCGCTACGTGCAATAGGTCGGGACGCTGGTACACCAGACAATCCTGCTCGGGGTCAAACGCCGCCACCAACAGCCCAGCGCGCAGCGTACGGTCCTCGGCACCGGTGCGCCGGTTCTTCGCCACCAGCGTGCTGTCCTCCAGCAACTCGTCCAACGTCAACCAGCCCTCGTTGGTAAGCGTCTGGCTATCCTCGCTGTGACAGTTCCGGTTAACATCTCTTTCCATTCCGAACGTCTGCGGTGCCAAGTGGTACGAGATTGCGATCATCCGCAGCACCAAGTCCGGCCAGGCGTTCAGCGCCACGCCACGGGCCGGCTGGCGCATCATCAACACGCTGGGGGCTTTGTGTCCACCCAACAGGGGTATCTTCCCCATGCCCTCGATGTCATTCTCCCAGTAGAAGCGGAATGCCATCAGGTCTTCTCGGCTAATGTCCTCGCCCAGGTCCAGGCCAAACGGCGGCACTTCGTTGCTCTCCATCCGCTCGCGGGCGTCCATCACGCCCAGCCAGGCGTTGATCATGTTGAAAGCAACTTCTGTGGGTGCCAGGCCAAACGGTGTCGCCGTGCGCGGGTCATACCGGATGTACAGCAGCTCCCGGTCCAAAAACTTGCGCAGGCTCAACGGCGCGGTCATACCAGCGCCGCCATACGCCAGCGTCTGCGAGTACCTATACCGCTGCATGGGGTCCGGCGCGTCGTCACCGGCATAGTCGATGTTCACGCGCACCGTCATGCCATCTACCGGCCACATGCGCACCGGCTGCAACTCGTTATCCCACTCCTGCGTCTCCAACGTGCCAAACGCCCCGACCAGTATGTCCTCGATCAGCTGGCCCAGCACGGTGCGCCACGTGTCGGTGTCGTTGGGGTAGCGCATGGCACGGGTCAGCGCGTCGATGCGGCCCTGCATCTCCGGGGGCGGCGTGCCCTTGCGGCCTCCGGCGCTGGTGGCCAGCAGCGCCTCGTCGCGGGGTTCCCAGCTCCACGGCAGGCGGAGGATGGCGTGCTTGATCTTGTTGACGGCGCGGCGGGGCGGCGGTGCCTCAGAGAATCGCCGTATGTTCCACGGCGTGGGCTTGGGCAGCTGCCGCAGCCCAGGGTGCCGCCCGCCGATGCCCGCAAACGCCGGAAACTCGTAACTGCGCCGCGCCGGCTGCGGCAGCCCTGCCTCCAAGCCCATAGCGGCGTTGGTAGGCACCGCACCCAACTGCAGCGCTAGACGCAGCGTGGCCGCAGGGTCCACGCCGTGCAGCGCCGCCCCTACCGGGTCGGGCGCGGGGCGGCCCATCGCCATGCTCCAGCGATTCAAGTGGCCCTGGTAGGCGTTGCGGCCACGGTCGGTGCCGTGCTCGTAGGCCCAGCGGAGTTTTGCCACGTCACGGCGGATCGGCGGAGCCCAGCGCAACAGCATGCGATCGGCCTGCGCGGCGCTCCACCGGTCCATCCACCCACGCACACGGTCTCGCACAGTCATTACAGCGCGTTACCTCTCTCCCTGGACAAGCTGGCAAGGGGTAGCTGGGGCAGCTTGCCCGCTTGTTACCCTGTGGCCCACACAAAGTAAAGCCGAAAAAAGCATCGGCTGCTTGTGTCGAACGTTCTTCATCGCCCTTCCTCCGGTGGCAAGGTAATCATCACGTAAGGCATCCCGCCAGGGAATGCGTGCCAGTGTTCGCGCCGTGGCACCAACTCTACCAGGCCCAGCCCCTGGCCGAGCGCCAGCAGCACTTCCACCGTGCGGTGCACGCCGGTCCACTGCTCGCCGTTCTCGAGCCAACAGGCGTTGAGGAACGACCAGCCGCCCCCCTTGCCCGTGAAGAACTGATGCGGCAGCTGCCGCAGGGCCGCAACAACTTCGGCCCGGTGCGATTCAAGGCGCGCAGGGTGGAAACCCAGCTTGTGCGTCACCGCTTCGACCATCACCGGTAGCGGCACGCCTGCCGCCGGCACGGTGCCCTCGGCGTTGATCTCGGTCTCGTCGTACATGCAATCGTGACCGATGGCTATAATGCGTTCCGGGTCAATCATTGCAGTATCCTCCTGTTCCGCGGGTCGTCGTCCTCGCAGGGCTCATCGTCCTCATCGCCTAGCCGATCATCCGGTTGCAACTCCAGGATCACACCCACGTCCGCTGATTGCCCCGGCAGAATTGACATGCCCGGATGGTACGGCACATGCGCCGGATAGTCGCCATACAGCGGGTGGTGGATGATACCCTGAGCGTCCGGCACCGGGTCGAACGTCAACGCGCGGTGCATCAACCGCACCAGCCCGATCGACACTGCTATCAACCCGAACGTCAGCGCTATCGTCAAACGCCACATGCGGAACCACTGCCAACGCCACAAGAGAATCGACGCCACTGACAGCACGCATGCCACTGCCGACGGCACCCACGCATGATCCATCCACCATTCTAGCTGCCACACCATAGCTCGCCTCCTTTTCCAGTGCCCGGTTACACGCATCACCGAACCTGCTTGATTCGCAACCCGTTAGTTCGCATCAAGGCCAGGCAGGCCAGGCAACACCGGAAGACCGGGTCCGACTTCCGCGTGCCCGTGAACTTGCCCACGGCTGTCTGCCGGCAGAGCGGGCTTTTCACCTCGCACCGTGGTTTGCGCTTCATCGTCGCCTCCGTTCTGGCGTTGGCCCCGGCGTGGGCTCTGTGCCGCACACACCGCACGACGTGGCCACGCAGTTGAGAAAGATCCAGTGCCCGTCCGCAAAATTACCCGTCACCATGCCGCGCCACTCGTAGCAGCAAGCAATGCGCGGGTTGGCGTTGGTCGGCCAGCACTCAATTTCCCCTGGCCGTCCATACGGCTTTGGAGTCGGCGGAGGAATGTACGGCGTAAGCGTTGGCGTTTCGGTATGGTTGGGCGTAATAGTCGCCTCGGCTGGCGTCTCGGTATGGTTTGGCGTAATAGTAGGGCCAACCGTGGGCGTGTAGTTTGGGGTGATCGTAGCTTCTGGGGTGATCGTAGCTTCTTGCGCTGCGCTGCGGTCTACGGCGACGCACAACAGCACGCCGCCCAGCAGCCCGGTGAGTTTCAGCATGGTACCTCCGTCAACGTCCAGCCTTTGCGTTTGCAGTACGCGCGCACCAGCGCCAGGCTCCAGCCACGCATGTACGCTACTATCGGCGCGGTGCGCAGCACGCGCCCGTCGAGCACCAACAGGCCCGCACACAGGTGCGGGGCCGTCACTTGCCAGGTAGTAGTCAAAGTTGAAACCGCCTGTGGGATTCTAACCACACCGTGGCGCTCATGCGGTACAGTGCACGCATGCGCCTGCCGCGCGCAGGCCCGAGGCGGCTTGTGTTACCGTTACTGCTGCGGACACCCGTACAGTGAGTTACGCACCCCGCGTTGCAGGCACGCAATCGGCACCGGAGGCAGCTGTCCGCCTTCCCAGTGTGGCGGTGTACAGGTGCCCACCGGTGGCGCGGCCACCGCCGGACACGCCCCAGCGTCATCAGCCAACGCCGCACCCACACCCGTTATCAACTCATCCACCGTCACCTCACCATCGCCGTTGCAGTCGCCAACGCAGGCCGGCGGCAACGGGCAGGTAATCACATCCACATCCAGGCAACACGCCCCAGGCGGTTCCTGGCCGCACGGTGGCAGGCTCTGTGCATACGCGAGCGATGCCACCGTTACCAACACCACAACGCCCACCGCCATGCGTTCCCCTCTGCGCCGCACACGCGGCAGCAGCAAGAGCAGCACCACTGGCACGATCCACACCAGCCCATCGAGGAGTGATAGCGGTCTCGGCTGCGCGATCATGCAGCCGCCACCGTTGGGATACGGCAGCATCTGGATAAACGGCTCGTAGCCGAGACCCGTGGCGGAGTTCGGATGGTAGCTGATCGCCGCCACCTGTCGCGACGTGCGGCCGATGTAGTCGCCGACGAAGTTACTGTTCGGCCCTGGCGCATCTTTGATCGTACCGGCTGGGCTCACCACCTGCCACGTCCAGAGATCACCCGTCCACGCGCCACAGCGTACGTCGTAGTCGCGCGTGCCGTACGTCTGCTCTTCATAGAAGCAGAGCGACGGCGTGCCGTTGTCGTAACGCGCAGACGGAAAGAACTGCTCGGTGGTGGCGCTGCTCGCCACATTCGGTGCCGTCCACGTCACGCCGCCGTTGGTTGAGCGTGCCTCGACGATCACAGAGGTACGATCGTCGAGCGTCGGAATCTCCATCCACGCGAGCAGGATGTTGTTTCCGGTGTCGTCGATCGCCGCCGAGACGAACGAGTTGATGCGCTCGGCTGCGCCCATGTCGAGCAGCCGATACTGCTCGTCTGGCGTCGGGCGCGCGGGCAGCGTGGCAAGCAGCGAACAGCGTGCCACATTGGCCGGACAGGAGTAAACACCGACGTGATCGGCGAACATCAGCGGCACGATCGCAGTCTCGATGCCGCCGACGTTGCGCACGACGGGGTTCAGATCGGGCTGGTAATCAGACGTGACGCGGATCGTATGCACATGCCACGTCACGCCGCCATCGGTTGACTGCGCGATGTGCGGCGAGCCTGGCTGGCACTGGTTGTTGAATGCGTTCCAGCTGGCCCAGATGTCGCCGCTCGGCCCCGTCGCCAGCATCGGCCGATCGTGCAGATTCCCGCTCCCCGGCAGCTCACCCACAGGATGCAGATGCGACCAGTGGATGCCGTCGGTCGATGACATGACGCCGAAGTAGTTGGTCGGTGGCGGCGTACACGTGCCGCCACCGTAGAGCCCCACCGCGCCCGCGTAGAACGTCCCGTTGGTGTAGACGACGGACGGGTCAGAGGCGAAGTAGAAGCCGTAGCCGGACACGTACGACTGGTCGGTAAAGTCGGTGGTCTCGTCGAACGTCTGGCCGAAGGTCTGGCCACCGTCCGTACTGGTATAGTACCGCACGGTGACGCTCACGAACGAGCCGAGTGGGCCAACCACGGCGTCGTTGACGCCAACGACGACGATCTTGCCGTCAGTGCTTTCGGCCGCGTAGGTCTCGCTGAAAAAATGCCCCGAGTCGATTGGTAAGATGATTGGGATGGACGACGAGAGCCCCGTCAAATCCGGTGCGCCCATCGCGCCCGGAGGACTGTACATTGGAACCGACGCTGCCTGCGCGAGTCCGCGCAGCAGCAGCAGCACCACAGCCAACACTACCCATCGAAACATGTTGCTACCTCCTTGCGGCGGTACGCCGCCGCTCCGTCAACTCACCCGCTGCGGTACGCTGCGGCGGTACCACCGCCGTCTTGCGGGCTACGGCTTTCGACACGAACGGCCCTATGCCGTCGCGCTGCGGGTTACGCACCGTGAGTTTGGCAAACTGGCTGGTGCCCAGCCGGTAGTCACGGCGCAGGTGGCGCAGGTTCAACCCATGCAAGCGGTACGCGATCATCCCTGGCGTCAAGCCGGTCTCGCGGGTCACACAGCTATCCGCGAACCCCTGTGCCACCAGCGCCACCGCGTAAGCAAGCATCGGGTCTTTCCAGTCGATGCGTCGTCCTCGGGCTGGCTTGGCCGGTACGACGCGCAGTTTGGCTGACATGTGTTACCTCCTGTGTTGGGGTTGGGGTGAAAATCCCCGCCGCCGTGCACCCGCACGGCGGGTTCTCGCCACGATGCGGCTGTGGTGGATGCCATTGCAGCGAGCGAACGATTTAACGCAGCGCGGGTGGCGCTGCGCACTGTCGTTCCTGTGTAGGCGGGGAAGGGTGAGAAACTTACAGAGCGGGGGTGACCAGGCTGCGCCGTAGCTGCTCGCGCACGGCCGTTGCGTCCAAGCTAAACAGCTGGCACAGCCACTCAAAACTACCGACGTGTATGTCCACGGACTCAAACCATTCCTTGGCGCGCTCGCACTCCAGGTCGCGACACTTGATGGCACGACGCTGGTGCACCACGTCAACGGCGTCTTCAAACACGGCGCGCCACAAGCGGCGTTCGCCCAGGGCCACGCCAATGCTGACCCCGGCCTGGTCGTCTGAGACGCGCACTTTGCCACTGGCGACTCCACCTGCCACACTCACGACGCCTCCAAACGCACCAGCGGCCACGTGTGCCCCTTGGCACGGGTGGCACAGCTACACAGCCGGCATGCGTACCATGTGGGCTCGTCACCCCCATGCGCATCGTGCAGGCTCATCAAGTCCCGGCATTCGGGGCATACCGCATACTCGCTGCCACACACCGTAGCGGTGGCGCAGGGCGTACACAGCGGACCAACAAACGGCATCTCGTCTCCTCTGTTCCGACAATGTGGGTTGAAACATTTAGGCGCTGCGGGGTTGGGGTCCAACATGGCAGGCGTTACCTCCCTACCCTAGTATAACGCCCGTTGCGCCCGGACTTACCTTTCCCCGCCGTTTATCACGGACTTCAAGTGTTCCGTGGACGCGCGCAACAGTTGCAGCTGCCGCAACGCCCGCTCCACCAGCTCCAGCGGCAGCCACAGATGCGTAACACCGGGCTGCGCCACCAGCAGGTAGCGGTGCAGCGTGGCTTCCAACGGCTCCAGCCCCGCACCACCAGCCGGCGACGTAGTCGCACTGGCGCGTGCATAGCTGTCTATCGACCGTTGGCACGACCAACAGAACATAGCCCCAGCCGGCACGATTGCCTGACAGTGCAGGCACTTCCAACTTGCCTCTTCCGCCATCTTCACTCCTTTGGGTAATCCAGGCACAGATCAAACAGCGCCGTCAACGGCATCAGCACCATCCAAGCCCACGGCGGCACCGGTACCGACCGCAACACCACCGGGGGCCACTTGCCGTGCATAAGGGCCTTTGCGAGCGTACGCGCCGCTGCTGGGCTGTGCACCGCCACGCCAGCCACCGGTGGGTGATTGTTGCGGCCCAGCACAATCAGCGGCGTGTATTGTAGCTTGCGGGCCTGCATGCCCGTGGTCACTTGGCGCAGGGCGTCGTCTGCCTCGGGCAGCGCACCGTCGGTCCAAAAAGCCGCGCCCATCGCCCAGCGTTCGGTGTTCTTGCACTCAATCCAGAACGGCGGCAGGCCGTGCAGCCGCACGGCTTGCGCCTTGGCGGACAACAGCGCCACGTCCGCCCCAGGGTCGCCGCTCGGCCGCACGCGCACGTCAGGTGCCGTGGGGCCTTCCTCGCCCACGTACTGCGCGCCGTTCGCGCGGCGACCCGGCTTGGTGGGCGGCACGGCTTCGATCGTGAGGTCAAACCGTGCGCTCAGCACTTCGGCCACGTGTACTTGCAGCCGCCGGCCTTTGCGTCGGCGTGACCCGTGTCTCATGACGCATCGCCGTCGCTACGCAGCACAACGTGGTCGCCGTCGAGTACCACCGCGTCGGGGCGCAACACCAACGCCACGCCGCCCTTGCGCGTGTGGGTTTGGGCGGCAACAAGGGCCGTCTCTAGCGTACCGTGGTGCTCGGTGACGGTAACGCCCTCAAAGTTGTTGTGCTGTCCTTTGATCGTCAATATCGCAAACAACGTCGCCATCAGTCCTCCACGTATCCGATCAGATCGTCACGGCGGAGCAACAGCAGCTTCTTGCCGCCGTACTCGATCTCGGTACCCCCGTACCGCGTAAACAGCACGCGGTCGCCCACGGCCACGTCCATCAGCCCCTTGTCGTCGCCAGGACCAATGATCACCACCGTGCCAAACTGCGGGGCGCGTTGCGCCGACTCCGGCAGGTGGATCCCACCGGGCGTTACCGTCTCGCTGGCATCACGTTCCACCGCCACCCGATCACCCAGTAACCGCATCGTCATCTTGCCTCCCTGCTCTTCTTCCATACGTCCCTCCTATTGGATTTCCGGTACGTGCTTGGCACGCAACCACCGCTCTAACTCAATCGACCGTGGCCAGCCAAACGTTGGCTGCAACTCAACCTCCGACGCGCGGAACGCTACCTGCAACCGCTTCCGTCTGCCGGGACTGACGTAGTACAGATGCGACACCAGCTGCCGGTCGTCAACGACACGCCCCGTATTACTCAGCCCCATACGCTGGTCGCCGCCCAATTCGCCGCTCCGTATCCGGCGCGTCGGCTGTAACTGAAACCACACCGTCAGCCCGCGCAACCGTCCAGGCGACAGAAACTTCCCGCGCTGGTGCGTGTACCGCCTCACGTAAGTTCCACACGACTGCCGTTGCGGTCCAGCACCACGCGCCAAATGGCCGACGGCTGCAACAGCCCTTCCAGCGCCGTGTCGTGCGTAATCACCAGCGTGGTGGGCGTGCGCTTGGCCTGCGTGATAATCCACTCGCACAGCAGCTCCCGCCCGCGTTCGTCAAGCGCATCGCTGGGCTCGTCGTAGATGGCGATGGGAAACAACGTGGCCGCACGGGCAGCCGCCAGGTCGTGCAGGGCCGCGAACAGCGCAAGGTGCACCCGACGCGCCTGCCCCCCACTAGCTGCATCGGGTGCCCCTGCACCGTGGGTCCACTCCGTTGAGAGGACCACTTTCTCTAGCCCACGCACCAAGTCGGTGGCCACGGTGGCCGCTACATCGCCAGGAGCCAACCACCGCAAGTGCTCGCGCGTGCGTGCCGTCAAAAATTGCGACACCGCGCGGAACAGCTGCACCCGTATTCCGCGGTCCCCATAGGCCGTGCGCCAGTACTCCGCTACAGCCACTGCCGTGGTGGCTTGCTGCACGTCCCGCTGTGCAGTCGCCCGCGTAGACCGCGCCTTGGCCACAGCGGCACGCAGCGCGGCGGTATTCTCTCCAGGACTAGGCGTCTCGGCCATCTCGAGCATCGTCTGCGCGCTGACCACTGCTGCTGCCGCTTGCTCCACCGCTACCTGCAACCGGGGTAGCTCGGCCACCGCCACCGTACCCGCCGTCACCAGCTTGCGTTCTTCCACCACTGCGCCCTGCGCCCGTATGGCCGCAGCATGTGCAGTCAGCGCAGTCTGCACTACAGCCGCAGCCTCCTTCACGGCGCGCATAGCCGCAGTACGCTCCGCCGCCCACAACGTGGCCAACGTGGCCGCCGACGGTACCCGCTGCCGGCAGGCCGGACACTGCGCACCCGGCTTCAGCTGCGCAATGGCTTGGTTGACCTTCTGCAAGGCCGCATACGTGTCACTGTGGTGCATGCGGGCACGGCCCTCGCCGGCTGCGGCCAGGCTAACCGCCTCGTCGGCAGCCGCCACAGTACTGCGGGCCGCTGGCAAGCGCGCAGCGGTGGCCCGTGCTGCGTCCAAAGCCGCCCGTTGGGTGTGGTGGGTGGCCGTCGTCGAGTCCAGGGCTGCGCGGGCTGCCTTGACGCGCGCAGCCCGCTCCGCAGCCGCCGCAGCAGCGCGGGCCTGTGCGTCACGGTAGGCAACCTCGGCCATGTTCACAGCGTCTTCGGCACGCTGTACCTCAGCCAAGGCCGTAGCCAGGCGCGTGTTCCACGTAGCGCCCCACTCGGTGGTGTGCTTCCACACGCGGCGAAAGTCAATGCCGTGTATCTCGTCCAGCGTGCGCAGCTGCTCCGGATGCGGGGCCGTGGCAAACCGCGCCGCCCCGCCTTGCCCGAAGCATGCCCCCAGGAAGAACGTGCGCGCCCCGAAGCCCAGCGCCGCCTCCACGCGGCCAGCGGCCTCGGCGTTGCGCCACGTGTCCACGCCCAGCGTCACGCTCACGGCGTTGGGCCGCACTTGCCGCACCACTTGGCCCCGCACCATGCCGTTGGTCCAGTCCACCACCACGCGGCACGGCTCGGTAGTGTGGCGGTTGGCCACCGCTGCGCCCTTGAGCCCGCTCAGAGTCTCGCCGAACAGGCCCCACGTCAGCGCATCCACAATGCTCGTCTTACCTGCACCGTTGCTATCGGCGGCGCGGCTGATCTTGTTCTCGCCTTCGATCAGCACCAGGCCCTGGTTGGCCAGCTGCACCAGCTGCGGCTCGCGGAACGACTTGAAGTGCTGGATGTGCAACGTGTCGAGCTGAATCATCCCGCTTCCTCCATCAGCTTGCGGCCAATCGCCAGCAGCTGCGTCGGCGTCACGCCGGCTGGCCCCGGCGTGGCCTGCACGTAAGCGCGCAGCATATCTTCCACCGACATGCCAGGCACCACGGGCTCCGTCGTCGAGGCAGCCGGCGCACCGTTGGCACCGCTGGGCAACGGGTCGAACGCCAACCAGCGCGGACCCATCGCCGCTTCCCAGTCGTGTACCTGGCGCTGCGTCAACAGCCCCGGCGTGACCATCAGGTGAACAAACTGGTTACGCGCCCACGCCGTGCTGCCGCTGTTCAGCTTGGTCCAGTCCGCTGCGGTACGCACCACCAAGCGCATGTACGTAGGCACATCGGGTGTAGCCAGAGGCACCACGGTGAATGTACCGTCGCGCTGGCGCTGGATGCGCAACACGCCTTTCTCCAGGTCGTTGCGCTCGCCCCAGTTCTGTTGGTACGGACTGCCCGGATACCAGATCGTCGCGGCGTCCTTGCCACCGCCCAGCAACTGGCGTTTGTGTATGTCGCCCATGAATGCGTAGTCAAACGCACGGTCCTTGCCCAACAGGCCAAACGCCTCCAGCGCCGTGCCGTGGCCGGGTAGCCGGCGTTCTTCCGGGCCAATCAGCGCGCCGGCCAGGTAGGCATGCCCCAGCAGCACGCGCGCCTCCCGCCTACGTGCCTCGGTGAGAAAATGCTCCAGCCCTCCGTATGTCGGCTGCCACGGCCACACGGCCACCGCACCACCAAACAACTCCACCAGCGGCCCGTCCGACACCACGGTGGGCGTGGTGAACACCAGCGCGTAAGGCCGAAACGGCTCGAGACCACTGCCTCCAGGCTCGCGCACCCCAAGGCCGTCGTGGTAGCCGTTACCGCACAACATCACCTTGAACACGCGCCGCATGTCGCGCATCTCGGCCAGCAGCCGTTCGAGCGTCACTTGGTCCCACGTGCCGCGCACATGCTTCACGTCGCCAAAGTGCAGCCACGCTTCCTGCATGCGCTGCGCCGCCCGCAGCCCAAAGGACACGGCCCGCAGCCCGTCGGCACGGCGGTCAGCGCCGCCGTCACGGCTGCACAGCTTAAAGGCGTGGCAGTGCGTGTCAGCGGTTGCTATCATGGGCCTTCTTCTCGGCTTGGCGTGTGCGTGCTTCGGTTTCCTTGAGCAGCCGTTCCAACTCATGCCGATCCGGCATCACCATCATAATAAAGAACAACCCGGTGACGATGATCCCCAGCACAAAGCCAAACAGAAAGTACATGGTCTCGATCATCGCAAATACTCCATATACTTGGGCACACGCAGCGACAGGTACGCCAGGTGTTCTTTCTGGCACACCGTACACGTAGCCGTGATGTTCGTCTGCACTTCAACTTCATCGCGGCCTGCCCGGAGCCAGGAGACCAGGTCTACGCCTCCGCGGCCCAACCGCTGCTCCGGTGCACGCGGGTAACGGGCACAAGCGCACGGCTTACGGCGCAGCTGCGCATGAAAGTCCTCCAGCCACACCGCCACCGCATGCCAGAAGTGCCACTGGGGGCAGATCATTTCCGCCGCCTGTGCCATTCACGCATCGCGTTGGCGCACTGTCGCGCTTCCGCCACTTTGTCGTCTCGCTCCCTGCGAGCAATCTTCCGCATCTCCGCCCACAACTCCACGAGCAGCGGCGCAAACGGGTCGCGTGCCAACAGCACGAACATCGGCTCGTCTGGCTCAGCGTTGGCATAGCAGTCGTACTTGCTAGGATTGTTCTTCGTTCCCATCAGCCCTCCAACAGCGCGAATGGCTTAGTCCATTCGGGCCACGTTTCCACCAGGCTGGCCATCCCACGCGAATCAACTGCGGCCCGTGCCTTGTCCAGTTGGCGTTGCGCTGGTCGCCACGACGGCGTTGCCCGCAACGCTATCAGCGTCTTCGCCAGTTCGTCGCGTGCGTAGGCGAGCGACATCAGCTGGTAGTTACGGTACGCCGGAAACAGTCGCTTGAACGTCCAGTCTGTACCGAACAGCTTCTCACCAGACTCCGGCCACGGGCGCGCGTGCTGCGCTAGCTGCAAGCCGCGCTTCTTGCCCACACCGCCCACGCCAGGAATGCCATCGCTCGCGTCGCCGGTCAGTATGCGGTACAGCAACCACCGCTGTGGCGTGGCCACTTGGGTGTGTCGGGGCAGCGTGTCCAGGTCCAGCAGCGTCTGCAACCGTGGGTCGTACACGAACGTGCTGGCGTCGATCAGCTGCCACAAGTCCCGGTCACCGCTGTACACCACCCGCTGCCGCGCCTGCGTGTCGGGCAACAGCCACGCCAGCACGTCGTCAGCTTCCCATCCCTGCACACGCACCTGTTGCACCCCCAGCAGCGGCAACGCATGCAGGGACAGAAAGTTGGCGTCAGACTGGAACACGGCACGCCGTTCGCGCGCCTCGGCCTCGGTGTTGTGCGTCTGCCGCTGCGCCTTGTACTGCGGAAACACCTTGCGCCGGAACTCGGGTATGCCGCCGTCCCACGCCACCGTGACCCGCTGCACGTTGCCCAGGTCGGCCAACAAGCCGCGCAGCATGCGCAGGAACAAGAACGAACAGCCCGTTGACGCGCCGTCGTGCTGCAACCCAGCGCCTGCGTGCATCGCACGCCAGGCGATGCTGTTGCCGTCTACCAGCACCACGCTCATTGGAACTCTGGCCACGTGAGGATGGTAAAGAGCCCGAACGTCGCAACGGTCATGGAAATCTGCCACCATTTGTCGGCATGCCGTAGCGTTTCCGTGCACAGCGCCACTTGCACAACCAACCAGCCCGCTTGCCACCGCGTCATACGAGTTGCACGTGCAGCTGCTCCAGGAATTTGAGGAACAGCGTCTCTATGGGCGCACCGTCGGTCTCAACAATTACCTGGTCCCCGTTGACGCACCGGCGTGTCATCTCGGTGACGCTACGCAGCGCGTCTTCCGGCGTGGCGCACACGTCACGCTCGGATACCTTGCGCTCCCCATCGAACCGCGTAACCGTAATCATTCATTCACCTTCCTCCTCGCCGTCTGTCTCCGTGGACGGCGCTGCGAGTGAAGTCACCACGCCGTTGCCACCGGCGCGGTACGGGGCGGTGTGGCAGTGCGTGGGGTCTTCCTTGATCCACGCAGCCCACACCGCTCGGTTAGCGAACACCTGTATCGTACCATCGGGGCGGCGCTGCGCCACACGCGCGGAGTTCTGTTCGACTTGCAACAACTCTTGCGTGTAGAACCGCTGGAACAGACCAGCGTACTTGTTGAAGCCCGTACGGAAATCAATATAGAAGTCGGCTTCTGACAGCAGCGAGTCGGACAGCCGGCTCTTCTCAATGCGCACGCGCACCCAACGCCCCACGGCGCGGCCTTTGATCTGCGCTGGCAGCCCCAGCGCCTTGCGCGTTGCGCCACTCAGCTGCGCGCCGCCGAACTCCGCGCGTGCCGTACCCAGCGGCCCGACGCGAAAGTGCGCCTCCACGCTGCCGTAGTACCCCGGTGCCGCGCCACCCGTCGTGTACTCCGGGTTGCCAAACAGCACGCCCGGTTTGATGCGCACCTGATTCAGCGCCAGGATCGTCGTCGGGTACCGCCCGCACACCTGGCCAGCCAGCCGGCGGAACATGACGCCGAACTCTTCGCTCTTGCCGCCGCCGCGCATGTACGTGCGGCTCTCGGACATGCCGCCAGCGTCGTACACTTTCTGTGGTTCGATGGCGTCCAGTGAGTCGATGGCCCACACCATCGGCACATACGGATACTGCTTGCGCTGCGCTGTGTGCCAGTCCATAAAGCCGTCGAGCATCTTGCCGATGCTCGGCACCCGCTGCACATCAAACTGCCGCAGGTCCAGGTCAATGGCTTCGGCAAAGTACGGGTCGCGGGCCGCTTCAGTTTCCGTCAGCAAGCACAAGCCACCCGCCTGCACCACGCTGCGGAACACGTGCTCCACCAGCCAGCTTTTACCGGTGCTGCGCTTGCCGGCTATGTGGATCACGCGCCCGGTGGTGCGCCCTACCGGAATGCCGCCCGGTAGCTGCCCAGCAAGCGCGTGATCCAATGCCAGCGACCCGGTGCTGAACCAGTACTCCGTGTGCTCAAGGACGGTAGACCCCGCGCCGCATACCACGTCGTCACCGAGATGCTTCTGCACCACGGCACGGGCGGTGGCCGCTGCGGCCATACGCTGCGCAGGCGTCAAGCTGGTAACGTGTCGGGTCGCCTTAGCCATAGCCAGCCCCTACCGCCGCCCTGGACGCCGCCCACCAGCCCCGCCGCGCGCTGCTGGGGCCGCAGCTGCGGCGGCTTGCTGCGGCGGCTTGGCCGCTGCGGGCGGCTCGCCGGCAAACCAGTCTTCAATCGGCGCTTCGCCGCCCGCCGTTGGCGCAGTGGGCGTATCGTCCGGTGACGCGAGAAACGGATCGTCCACTGGGGCCGGGGCCACGTGCTCGTCCTCGGGTGCGCCGGCCTGCGCCACGCTGCCGTTGCCTGCGGCCCACGGGTCGTCGGTGGTGCCAGCCTCGGGGCCGGCCTCGGCATCACCGTCGCCGTACATGGCGGCTTCCTGCTCTTCGGCCGTGCGCAACTCGCTGGCCACGATCTCTTCCATGTGCAGGATGCGACGGACCCATCCGCCGTCAACCGTGAACGCGGCCTTCTCGTTTTCGGCGTACATCGGGCACGGGTTCGGCGCTTCCTTGATGCTCCAGCGGGGGGCCTTTTCGTTGGCAGCGGGCCGGGTCAGCCGCAGGTCGTACCCGGTTCTCGGGTCCGTGATGTCGCCACGGCTGAACTCCGGGTGGGCCGGGTCGTTGGCGATATCGCCGATCATCCACAGCAGCTGTTGACTCAACGGCAGCAACCGCAGGTCCACTTTGCCGTCGTCGGTAGTGCGGCGTGCCCCCAGCTTGCCCGCCGCCGCCACGGTCAAGTACACCAGCTTCGGCCGCATGCGCCAGGCCAGGTCGCGGTCGGCCTTGTCGGCAGCCTTGTTCAGCCGCTTGGACTCCTCGCACAGGAAGCACGGCGCTTTGGGGTCCAGGCTGGTGGGGCACCAGTCGTGCTGCCACTTGCCGTCCGATTCCCAAAAGTGCTCAGACAGCTTCATCCAGAACGGTTTGTCGCCGCCGTACTGGGGGTTGGCCACCAGCTTGCCGTTGCGCATCAGAAACTTGTCGATGATTGTCCAGTGCGGCATGATGCGCACAATCTCGCTACCGCCAGGCGGCACAATGCTGTTCTGCCCGCCCAACGCCCAGCGGTTGCGCTCCCCACGGGCACTTGACCGCTTGGCCTCCGCCGCGTCGGCCATCAGTTGTTCCATCCAACTAATTTTCTCGGCCATATACGCTGCACCTTCCCTTCAACGTACGTCTATTCCCCTGATGCGCCACCAGGGTACAGTTCCCTGAGTTTCGCCTCGGCACGTGCGCTGCCGACCACTTGCCGTTTGTCCAGCAAGCCCGCCTCCAGCTCGCTGCGCATGTTGCGCGCCAACTCCAGCACAGCGTCCATCCGCATCTTCAAGGCGGTGCGGCCCGTCTCGAGCAACTGGGCAGTCGCCGCCAGGGCGCTGTACTCTTCGCTTTCGAGCACGGCTTGCTTCACCACTTCGGCACTGGGGGGCTTGGCCGTGCCCTGTGCCGTTTCACCCATCAGCGCCACGCGCATGGCCGCAAACAACTCCGCATAGCGGCGCTTGCACGCCTGCGTCACGCGCACTTCGAGCGCACCCCAGCGGCCAAACTGCTTGGCGTTGGACACCAGGGCGTCGTTGATTCCTTCCCAGGTGTTGCTGATGGTGATGTCTCGTTCCAGGTCCATGGTATATTGTGTGCCGTCCACCGTCACCACAAACACCGGCACCGCCACGTCACTCCCAGCAGCGGGCGGGGCAAGCTGCTGCTGTTGTGGAGCAACGGACGGTGCCGGCACCCGTGGGCGGGGCGGGCGTTTGGACTGTGCCATACGTGCTGTGCCCTCCATACCTAGTAGTAACAACCGCCGCGCCGGGACTTTACCGCACCGGGTACGGCTCCAGGCCAAAGCGCGCGGCCACCTTGTTGTAGTCCTGCAAGTGGCCGTGGTCCGGGCCGCACGCAAAGTCAATGCGGTATGGTACATCGGCCTGCAACCGCCAGTCGAACGGCAGGGCCGTACAGCGGCGCATAATGGTCTTCATGGTGGGTTCCAGGTAGCCAGGGGCGCAGTCGCCCCAGCCGCTGTCGTGCACGGTGTTGGTGTGCCAACTGCGGAACGGCTTGCCCCCAGGCCCAGGCCCCTCGTTCATCTGCCACGGTTTTGCCTCCGGGAACAGCACGCCCGTGCTGTCCCACATGGGCGGCACGCGCAACTCCACATACTCGCCGAACGTGCACAGCGCGAGCATCCAAAAGTTGTCCGTAGCGTTTGTGCTTTGTGTCGGCGAATTTGCAGCCGTGTGGCGCGCCCGCTGTAACAGCTGCCAGGGAGTCGGCTTGCGGGCGCGGCGGTCCGCGTCTGACTGTCGTGGCACGTCGAACCGCGCATAGCCGTCGCGCACGCCACGGTACGTCACACCGTCGGGCAGCCCGATGAATCGGCGGCGTCCGTAGCCGTCCTGCACGTAGCCGTGCCGGCCCAGCTGGTGTGCGTCACGCTCGTACAACTCTTGCAGCCGGGGGGTGCCGGCCTTCACCCGGTCGGTGACGGCAATGCTGCGCTCCTTGGACAACCAGATGCGCGTCTTAGTCCAGATGGTGTGCTGCACACTGGGCCATCCGCCGCCGAACAGCGTGGCGAAGAACACTTGCTTGCCCATGCCGTCGCGCTCGACCATGCCCTTGGTGTACGTGCCCTCGGGCTTGCCAAAGATCTCACTGGCCACGCGCCCGTGCGGGTCCTTGCCCAGCCGTATGTACTCCCACAGCCACTCGGGCGCGCTGCACAGCCGGTGCGTCAACATGCCGCCGCGTATCGCCGCCTCGGCCGCGTTGATGTCCCACCGGAAGACGCTGCCGTGCAGGCGCGGGTCCCACGCCTCGGGCGCGGGGGCGGGGCTGCACCGGGGGATGAAGCAACTCTTGATGCCCAGCGCCACCACCGCGTTGCTGCGCTCGGGGATGTTCTGCAGATTGGGGTCCTTCATCGAGATGCGCGCCGTGCGCACCTTGGCCCAGTTGCTACGGGGATGCACCGCGCCGTCCCACCGCTGGCGGGCGTTCATACCGCGCAGGTACGTGCCCATGCCCTTGGCGTAACTCTGTATGTCCAGGTATGCGCGCACTTGCGGCACGTCGGTGGGCCGCTCGAAGTTGATGCTGGCATAGGTAAGCAGCGCCTCGTCCTCGAGACTGGGCACGCCTTTGTCGGTGTACTGCTTAATCTCCAGACCCAACCCGCTGGCCCCATAGAACAGCTCGGTCAGCCCCTGGCGCGTGGCCTTGCTCAGCCCGTGCTTGGGGCCAAAGCTGAGCGTGATGCCACGCGCCGCCGCCTCGCCGATCAGATACTTCTCCCGGTCCTTGACCAGCGCCTCCCACTCGGCGATCAGCTGCGTGGCGCGCGTGGCGTTCCACGGCAGGCCGGCACGGCGCAGCGCGCTGACCGCCGCGTTAGCCGGCACGAAGATGTACCGCAGATAGTCCACCACTCGCATGGCGTCACCGCTTGGCCAGCTGCGCCTCTATGTCGTCGTCCAGGCGCGTGCTCTGGTGCTTGGCCACACCGCGGATGAACCGCCGCAACGGGCTGCGCCGGCCCTGCCGCGCCGTCTTGGGCCTGCGGCCCTTGGCTGCTATGCCACGCGGTTTCATCGGCTCACCAGCCACAAGAAGACAAAGAAACATGCCACCACCACGAGAAACATCACTCGTCACCCTCCTCGCGCCGTAGCTCTTCGCGCGCTGCCGACGCCATGTCATCGAACAGCGACGAGACTTCCTCGCACGCCTCTGCGTACTCCGCCTTGGGCACGCGAGTGTCACTCATGAGACGCACCAACTGACCAACCGCCTTCTGCCACACCTTGCGCATCGCTACCTCCTTGGTTATTCCTGGGGGCGGGAGACCATCCCCCGCGTTCCAAGCACAGCGCCTGCGTCCGGACTCAAAGACACCACGGACCGGGGTCTTAACGGTCGTGGTGTCATGCTGCACTTTAGCGAACGATTTGTTTGATTGTCGTTCCATGAGGGGTGCCCCAGGAATGTTAGTCCGTCCCTTGCCGTTGCGTGGGCCACCGCCTGCCTTTGCGGATAGTGGTGGTGCCTAATGAGTCGAGATACTCGTCGCGCCCAGCGCGGCGGTACAGATTGTC